TACTTATACAGGTGGCGTTGATGTTGCTGCAACTATATCTCCAGGTAATGGTCAAACTTTAATGTGCTTATATACCATACCTGCAGGTTATACTGGTTATTTACTATCAATGAATATATCATCTGGTAAAGATCAAGAAATGGAATTTAAATTTATACAAAGAGATAATAGTGTTGCTAACGCAGGGTTTCAAACAAAACAATTTTTAGATGTTAGAGGTGGTCAAACAACTGTTATCTTTAATGCAATCAATGTAATACCTCAAAAGTCAGATATTTATATTTCAGCATTAGCAAGTTCTACCTCTTCTGCTTCTGCTTCATTTGATTTATTATTAGTACAGGATGGATATTAATGGCTAATTTTTATAAAAACGCATTCTATGATCCAACAACTACTTCAGTAGTATCCGTATATTCTTGTCCTGCTGATTCAAGAGCTATTATTCAAAACATACAAGTTACAAACGAATCAGGATCCAAAATACATAAAACTTCTATTACTGATAATTCAGCTACAGCTACTTATCAAATTGCTTACGCTTCTATATCAGGACCGACTATATGCAATGTTGCTAAAGGACCTATTATATTAGAAGAGAGTGATATTTTAAAAATGGAATGTAATACAACAACAGGAATATCAGCAGTTATTTCTATATTAGAGATAAATAGATCAGACGAGAATGGCTAAGAAGAAATCACAGATAGGTTCAATAGAATTTTTTAAAAGAACTAAAAAGAAAAGACCAGGCAGACTTAGAAAGAAGTACGGCCCTAAAACTACAAGACCTAAGAAGTATCGTGGACAAGGAAGATAAAATAAGGTATAAATACATATGTCACAAAAGACTATAATAATTAATGGAGAAGAAGTTCCTGTAATCCCTGCAAAAGCAGAGGAAGAAGTAAAGAACAAAAGAACTGGAAAAGTCTATGCTAGCAAAGTTGATTTTGATACTGATGTTGCTGACCCCAACACTGACACTAGCGTGGATGATTTACAAATTAACCAGAAAATAACAGTTGCATCTATGACAGTTTTTGGTAAAACCAAAAAATAATGCAACCCGCAGGTGGTACAGAAATACAATTAGCTTATTTAAAAAAATACGTCAATCAAGGTGCGATTGATGCTGTTCAAATAACTACATCTGTTCCTGAAAAAATTCCTTTAGATCCTTTAAAAGCAAATATACTTTGGCAAAAAAATTCTTGGGATCAACCTAATTTATACCCTTGGTTTAAGAATAAAGATAATCATTCTAAATATGACTGGTATGTATTTAATAGTCATTGGAATTATCATAACTTTAGAAAACAATTTAATGTACCTGAAGATAAATGTACTGTAATTAAAAATGCTATTGATTATACAGAACTACAATTAAAAACAGATTTCACCCCTAAAGATAAAATAAAAATGTGTTACATATCTACTCCTTGGAGAGGATTAGAAATAGCTCTTGCAGCTATGGAAGGTATTAAAGACCCTAATGTAACATTAGATGTTTATTCAAGTACAGAAATATATGGCAAAAAGTTTAAAGATTCTAATGATAGTAAGTATTTACCTTTATATGAAAAAGCTAAATCATTACCTAATGTAAACTATATGGGTTACTGTGATCACACAACCTTAATGTCTAAATTAAAAGATTATGATGTTAATTGTTTCCCTAGTATCTGGGAAGAAACATTTTGTATATCGGCTATGGAATCACTAGCAGCGGGTCAAATTTTAATAACCACGGATCTCGGCGCTCTGCCAGAAACTTGTTGTGAGTTTCCTGTTTATATACCTTATACAAATAATAAACCTAAACTAGCTATTCAATTAGCTGAATGTATTTTACAAGTTAAAAATATGTTTAAGCATGATTTAAAAGATGGCTTACAGTTTCAACAAGAATACTATAAAAGATTTTATGATTGGAAATATATTGGTCAACATTGGGAAAACTTTTTAAGAGGAGTAATTAATGTCAAACGAAATCAAGGGTAAACATTTAATGGTTTGCACTCCTGTGCATTCTGATGTTTCAATTCATTTTATGAAAGCTTGTTTAGATTTACAAAAAGAAGCTATATTAAATAAAACAAAAATTACATTTCATTTGATGAAAAGCAGTTTAGTAACACAAGGTAGAAACTTATTAACATCAGCTTTTTTAAATTCAGATGCAGATCAAATGTTATTTATAGATTCTGATATTGAGTTTACTACTAGATCAGTTTATCGATTATTTAAATCACCGCACGAAATAAGTTTAATACCTTATCCTATGAAAAGTGTATCTGATCCTAAATTTAGAAAAGATTTTGAAAAAAGACCTGATGATGATGTTGGTACTATGGGTCATATTTTTCCAATAGAGTTACCTGATATTAATAATATAAGTCCTAAAGATGGTTTCATAGAAGTACAAAAAGGACCTACAGGTATGATGATGATTAAAAGATCTGCTTTTGAAAAATTAATAGAACATTACAAAGAACTAACTATTGTTCAAAAAACTATGATGAATGGTAAGTTAGTAGATCGACCACATTATTATAACTTTTTTGATACTTATTGGAGTCCAAGTCAAAAAACTTATATGGGTGAAGATTTTTACTTCTGTAAGTTATGGACATCTATTGGTGGTAAAATATATGCCTTAGTAGATGAAGAAATAAGCCATATTGGAGAACATCACTATAAAGGTAAAGTGATGGATGAATTTATTAAAATTGGCTGATATTGATGAATAGCCTTATATAAGTTAAAATACCATAATAACTAGTTAAAAATTATTATGGATCCATTTACAATAGCACTCGCAACTTTTGGTATACAGAAGTTAAGAGGTAAATCAACAAATAGAGCATTAAGAGACGCTGCACTTGCAGGCGGAATAGGCCAATTTGCAGGTATGGCAGGTGTTGGTCCTTTTCAAGCATTTGGTTCAACATCAATACCTGGTATGACAGGTTCATTTGTAGGAGGCCCTGCAGCAGGAGCTATGGGACCTGTACCTTCAGTTGGACAACAAGTTGCAATGGCACCACAAAATACAATGAGTGGTATTAAAAATTTAATTGGAACTAAAAGTAACGAAACAGCAATGAAAGCTGCAATTGAAAAAGGTATGGACCCTACAGTTGCCGCTGAAAAATTTGGTGGATCAGGATTCCTAGGTCTTTCTCCTGGAGCACAATTGGGTTTTGGTTTAGGAGCAACAACTTTATTAGCAGGAGATGAAGATAAACCTGAAATGCCACCAGGTACAAGACCTGAAGATTATAAAGCAGCACAAGAAAAAGCAGATAAACAATTAGAAGGAATTTTAGAAAGTTACGATTATGGAACTACAAATACACCTGATGATATTTATAATTATACTACTAGAGCTAATTCAATGTATGCCTTTAGTAAAGGTGGAATAGCAGAAATAAGAAAATTTAATCAAGGTGGTATTAATTATTTACCATCAAAATTTGACCACGATGAAAAAGATTACAATAACTACGTAAGAGCAGAAGGATACGTAGAAGATGGCACAGGTAATGGAGATAAAGATACAGATACAATCTTAGCTCAATTAGCTGATGGAGAATTTGTTTCAAGAGCGGATGCAATCTTAGGAGCAGGTATCCTAGAAGGAGCTAACCCAGCTAGTATGAAAGATATGAGAAAAAAGGGTGCAGCATTTTTCTATGGACAACAAGCTAAATTTAAACGAATATTTGATTTATTAGATGCAGCCAGAAAAGAAACAAATTAAAAAAGAGGTTGGTGTATTATACATTGAACCTAAAAAGGTTGATGAGTATTGGGTATTAGTAGACTTTATGCTCAGAGAAGGTCTTAGATATGATGGGGATCCTATGAGTATCGAAGATCTTAAAGAAGGAATTAAAAGAGGAGCCTTTCAGTTATTTGTAATGTTTGGCTCTGATGATGGTTTGAAGTCTAAAGTCTTTGGTGTTTTTGTTACAAGGATTGTAGAACTTCCTAACTTTAAACAATGTGAAGTCATATTGTTAAAAGGAGAAAAAAGAGAACTATGGCAAGACGAAGCTGCAGAGATGATAGAACATCTAGCTATTCAAAACGATTGCAAACGAGTAGCTGTGCATGCAAGACCGGGTTGGCAAAAGTTTTTAGAAGGTAAAGAATGGAAAGTAAAAAGATATTTATATACAAAGGAGTTAAAATAATATGAGTTTCATCTTCGGAGGCGGAGGTGGTGGCGGCGGCGGAGGCGGCTCATCATCAGGTACTCAAGTATCGATAGCTAGAGAAGCACCAGAAGTCGAAAGCCGTAAGCTCGCCTTATATGATCAAGCTGCTACATTAGCAAAAACACCTGTAGGTATTCCTGCATTCCAAGTTGCAGCGCCAAGTGCTTTACAACAAACAGGTTTTACACAAGCAGGTCAAACAGGCATAGGAGCACCAACTACTACTGCAGGTATTGGATCAATATTACAATCTTTACAAACTGCACAAGCAGGTCCAAATATAAATCAATTTTTAAATCCTTATCAACAATATGTTACTGATGAAATTGCAAGACAAGGTCAAATGGCACAGAATCAATTAAGTGCTCAAGCTATTGGAGCAGGTGCATTTGGTGGTGCAAGAGAAGGAATACAAAGAGCAGAATTACAAAGAGCGACTCAAGCTAACATTGGTCAGTCTTTAGCTACAGGATTTGGTCAAGCAGTAGGTGCTGCTCAACAACAACAAGCAATGCAAACACAAGCAGGAATGCAAGGAGGTCAGTTACTTGGAGCGTTAGGCGGACAACAACAAGCAATGCAACAAGCTGACATAGCAAGCTTATTACAAGCTGGAGGAATTCAACAACAGTTAGGTCAACAAGCTTTAGAAGCTTCTAGAGCAACAGAGATGGCTAGAGCATATGAACCTTATCAAAGATTAGAGTTCTTAAAAGGTATTATGACTAATTTACCAACATCACAGTCTGCAGTAACAGCGACCACGGCACCAGGATCTAATCCTTTAGCACAAGCTGTTGGAACAGGAATTGGAGCATACGCGGCCTATAACTTGGGTCAAAGGAGGGTTTAATGCCTTTACCATTCGCAGCAGCAGGTATGGGTTTAATGAACCTTCTTAGAGCTGGAAGATTAGCTCAAGGAGCAAGAACTGCATATCAAGGAACAAAAGCATTCGGAGCAAGAACATTAGGAACAACCGGAGCAGGTTTATCACAAGGATCTTCAGGCACAGGCTTGATAGGCTTAATGGCAAGAGGTGCTAAAAGATTTCCAGGAACTACAGGTGCAACCGAAGCAGGCACAGGTTTATTACTTGGTGGTGAAGGTGTAGGGGACATTATGGAAGGATATCAAGAAGGAGATATTCCACAAGTACTTACAGGAATTGGAGCTTTAGCATTAGGAACACCCTTAGCATCAAGAGGTTTAAGATTAGCAGGTTCACAAAGAACTTTAAGAAAAAAATTCCCACAAACTGCTGAAGCAATGCAGAAAACAGGTGCAGAGTTTTCTAGAAGATTACCAAAAGGAACAACAGCAGTTGGTTTTGGTGGATTAGGTACAGGTTTAGCAGGAGATTATTTAGGTTTAGGTGTAGAACCAACTGTTTTAGGAGAACCTTTATCTGTTGATGAAGTTGTAAAAGCTATTGAACAAGATAAAACTAATCCAAATATTAATGTTAATTCAAATGAATATAAACAAATGGCTAAAGAAGCTTTAACACAAGCTTATCAATATGAATCAAAACAAGGCGTTGAACAAAAACAAACTTTAGAACAATTAACTCAACCTTATTTGATTCAATCACAAGCACCTGGATCTAACACAAAAATTGTAGATGAATCTAAATTTAGTGATCCAAAAGATAATTTAGAAACTATGACTGCTGGAGAAATTAAAAGTGTAGCTGAAAGACAAGATAACACTGCTAAGGCAGGCGCTAAAATAAGAGATGATGCAAACACAAAAGCAAATGCTGAAGAAGCTGAAATGTTTAATAAATTTTATAACAAAATTCAAAATTTAACTGGTGGTAATGATCAGACTAATAATTTAATTCTTATGAAACTTGCTAGTGGACTTATGACAGGTAAGACAGGACAAACAGGTTTTAGAGGATTCTTGGATGTATTAGGACAAGCGGGTAACGATACAGTTGATACAGCAATGGCTTTGTACACTAAAGAGAAAGATAGAAGAAATGATTTAGCTGTTGCATTTTTAAAATCACAAGAAAAAAAAACATTGGGTAGAGCAGTAACAGGTTCTAGAAAAAGAGTTACAGTTGATGTACCAATAACACAAAGTCCTTTTGGTATTGCTTCTAGAACAGTTGATTATTTTAAAGATGATGGAACAACAGCAATGTTTGCTCCTGTATATGCTGAGGATGGTAAAACTATTATAGCTGAACAAGCAATACCAATGCCTTATTCTGAATCCAAACCTATTCAAGGTTCTGCAGCTCAAGAAGCAAAACTAAGAACTCAATTGGATAATACAGCTTTAGCTTATGAAATGACAAAACAAGTTTTAGCTATGCCTAATAGTGCTTACGGTCTTGCTCCTAAAATTAAAGGTTTTACAGAAGATGCGATCGGTTCTTTAGAATCCGTTGGTTCTATGTTTGGGTATGATTTAGGTGGACCTGGAGGTGAAGCAGATCAAAAAATATTAAGTGATATTATTAACGCTCCTGTATTCGATCCTTCTGGACAACAACGATCCTATACTGCAGAAGAAGCAGAAGAAGCAAGAGAAATTGCTGCAAAATATAATAAAGAGATACAAGGTATATTAGGAAAAATAAGACCAGGTGAAAAAGAATTAGATTTAATTACTAAAGCAGAACTAATTCAAACAAGATTAAAGTATATTGTTGCTAACGCTAACAAAGCTGAAGATAGATTAACTCAAAAAGATATTGAGAATGCTGAAGCAACTACTAAAATTGTTGGTTTCAAATCACCAAGAGCAGTTCGTGCAGCTTATCAAAATTTACAAGGTCAATTAAACCAAGGGTTTCAAGGTATTGGTAGAAGATATATTTCTGCAGGTGGAACCAATGAATACATAATCAAAAATTTTTCATATATGCCTTTTATTGCAGATTGGGCTAATAAAATAAATAAAGTGGAAGCTCAAAAAGCAGTTGAAGGTCAACAACTTAATGTTATTGGGACTATTAAATAATGGCTACTCTCGCTGAACTACAAGAAAGATTAGATAAAAAAACTTTTGATGCTTCTCAACTTTCACCTGAACAAGAAGCAGCAGTTGATTACATGTTCGAGACAGGTCAATTACAAGGTTATAAGAATGTTGCTGAAGTAAAAAAAGAAAGAGAACTTGGAGCAATTGCAGTAGCTGAAGAAAAAACAAAAAGAGCACAACCATTCACAACAGCAACAGAAGGTCTTTTACCATTCTCTGATAAAGGTATTGAAAGAAGAGATATGGAACTTACTGGTGACGTAGCAGGTGGGTTTTCTGTTTATATAAAAGACGCACCTAAAATTGCCGCAGCTTTAAGATCAGATCCTAAGTTAGGTGGTATTGATAAAGCTAGAGCAATGCAAATGAATTTAAATAAAGCTACTAACTTTATGGCTAATCTTCCTTATATAAGAAATATTAAGTTACTTAGAAACACATCTAGAGCAATTGGAAGAGTTGCTGATGGATTAAGACTTGTTAGTGGGGCTCCTTCACAATTATTGCAAACAGAATTAAAAGCTCAAGCTGCAAGTGCAGTAGGTGCTGCAGGAGGATCTGTTTTATATGATGTAGCTAATTTAGGAACAGATTTTAAAAATGCTGCCTTTTTAGATTTATCAGAAGTATCTAATAATGATATTAAAAAACTACCTTATGCAGAACAGGTACTTGTTCATGGTGCTGAAGCCGCTAAGAATGCTTTGTTCTTTAATGCTTTTGGTTCTGCTCTTTTGCCAGTTTTAGGAACAACAATGAGAGGTTTAAAAGGACCATTAGGTATTGGATCAAAGGAAGCAAAAGAAATGACTGAAATGGCTGCTGCTAAAGGTATGGCTTTAGACATAAGTTCAGTTGCTAGTGAAAAAGGATTATTTGGTAAATTTGTAAATACATTTTGGAAAACAGTAGGGGTATTTCCTACAATAGGATTCTTTAAAAAAAGACAAAGAAAAATAATTGAGCAAAAAGCTATTAGTGCTTGGTTAGATGAAATTACAGCACAAGCTCCAATTGAACATCAAGCCTTCTTATCTATGAAGTTTTTACCAACCTTTAAACAAAACTTTGAAAGTTTTTATAATCAATACAAAGTAAAGTATGCTCATGTTGCTAACATTGCGGATGCATTAGGTAATCCTCAAATTGTACCAACAGATGCATTGAGAGCAAGAGCAAAAGGTTTTTTAGATATAATAAAACAACAATATCCTAACGCTTTTCAAGAAGCACAAACTTTAGCTAAACAAGGAACTACTGAATTTGGTGATCCTTTAGTTGCGATCGTAAGTGTGTTAGATAACTTAGGTAGCACGATAACACCTAAACAATATCAAGGAATTATAAAATCAATTTGGAGAGGTGCAAACACTTCTAAACTTGAAGGTTTCCAAGATACTTTTTTTGGTTTAATGACAGCTGCAAAAGAGGATTTTTATAAAGTAGGAAACCCAGAAAATTTAAACGCTTATTTAGGAAGCCAAGCTTTCAAACAAAGTTATGATGAAATTTTACAAACATCTGGTAAACAAGCTGCAGATGACTATGCTAAAAAGATTACTTTAGGTTTAGCTAACTTTCACGATGAATTAACTATGGCTAATAAATTTTTTTCTGAAGGAACTCAAACATTTAACTCAAATGTTGCAAAACAAATTGAAAATACAGATGCAAATATTTTTGCAACAAAAGGTTTATTAAATGTTCAAAAAGAAGGAAGAATTCCTTTAACTAAAATGTGGGATAAAACAATTAAACAATTTTATCAATATGGAGATGCAGGTACTTTAAATGATTTTAGATTATTAGTTAATGCAGATAAACCAGGTTTAGGTCAAGAAATGTTTAATAGAGGTCGTACACTTTATTTAGCAGAAGCAATGTTAAAAGGTTTTAAGAAAAACCCTGGTATACCTACAAAACCTTTTTTTCAAATGATGGATGAAGCAAGAAATATGGGTGTCATTAATTTAAAAAACAGTGATGATTTATATGAAATGACAGGTACAAAATTAAGACAAGAACTTAAATCAATTGATCCTGAAGCCGCTATTAGAAATAATATTGGAACAGTTCCTCTTAGAGATATAAAAGCTTCACTAAAAGATGCAGGTACATTTGATGTTAATGAGTTTAAAAAAGCACTTGGTTATAATGCGCCTACAGACAGGGGACCTTTATTAGATAAGTTTACTGAAATGTATGGTGGAGGTAAAAAAGGTAGAGAGTCAGCTAATAACCTACTTAAATTAATAGATATATTAGATAAAGAATTTAGTACAGAAATTGCAGATGTATCTACATTTATGAGTAGAAGATTTGTACTTGGTGGTCTTGGAGCTATCGGGGGTTTAGCAGGTGTAGGAATTGCTACTGGTATATCAGGAATTATTACTTTTGGTTTATTAGCAGGAGGAGCTGGTTTTGCTTTATCTAATCCAAAAGCTTTGAAGTATATGTTAGATGTTTATACTGATATGGAAAGAATGCAAAGAGCACAAACTAAAGCGTCTCCTACAGTGCCAAAATCATTAATTAGATTATTAAATTATGCTTCACAAGAAGATAAAGATTTTCCAAAAATTGATCCTAAAAAAATTAATTTTGAAGAAGTAACTAATTACATCTACAATAAAAATATCTTAATACCACAATTAGGTTTTGATCTTAATGTAATCAGAAGAGATATAAGAGATAGAATGTATCCAGAATTAAAACAAATTGAAAAAGGTAATTCAATAGATGCAACTAAAGGTGTTAATTATTTAAATGGAAGTGCACTTGGTCAACTTCAAGCAGAACAAGTTGTTAATTATCAACCACAACAAACTCAACCACAACAACCACAGCCACAACAAGCAGCTATTCCTACACCACAACCTCAAAGCACAGGTCAAATGAATGTACCTAGAAGTGCAATGGTTCAATCATTATTCCCTAATGATCCTTATTCATTAGCGATAGCACAAAGACAAGATATGCAAGGACAATAATATGGCTCACGAAAATAATATTACTAAAAGTTATACATACAAAGGTAAAACTTATTATTATAACACTCCAGATCCAAAACATAAAACACCTGATGAAAGTTTACCTAAAGAATATGGTAAACAATATGATGATTTAGAAAAAGCTAAAAACGCTGCTATAGCTATTTCAAAAAAGTTAGATAAGTATTCTCATAAACATAAAAATGGTGGAATGATTAAATATTATAAAGATATGTTATAATGGCTAAAAAAACTGCATTAGATAGAATTGAATATCATGAAAAGATCTGCAGAATAATGCAGAAACAGACATTTGAAAAAATAGATAAACTAGAAGCAAGAATCTTAAGAATAGAAAAGTGGATAATTGGTGGTTTAGCAACTATACTTTTAGCTGTACTTTCTCAACATTTGTAGTATTACTTACGGATGAAAATAGTCCGATCAGATACTTCTTTCACTATTACAGACTTTAAATGGGATAACCGTTATACTTATGCTAACTATAAACGGGACGATGACCACGGACCACGAACCTACGGGGTCGGAGAAAAGAAAGTTCCATCAGTTACAACCATATTATCAGCCACACAATCAGAAGAAAAAAGAAAAAGCCTAGATGCTTGGAGAGCTAGGGTTGGGTATCAAGAAGCTCAAAGAATAACTACCCAGGCAGCCACAAGAGGAACTGAGATGCATTATGTATTAGAACAATACATAAATGGCCAAGGATACCTTAATTTATCTCAAGAGGGTGCTCAGGCTAGGCTGATGGCACATCGTGTAATAGAAGACGGATTAGGCCCCTTAACAACGGTGTTTGGCAGTGAAGTTAACCTAGCATATGAAGATCAGTGGGCTGGATCAACAGATTTAGTAGGTATCTATGATGATAAACCTACAATTATAGACTTTAAACAATCTAATAAACTTAAAAGAGAAGAATGGATAGAAGACTATTATTACCAGATAGCAGCTTATAGTTTAGCTCACAAAAAACAACACGGTGAGATAAAACAAGGGTTCATAGCTATCTGTACTAAGGATTGTAAATTTCAAGGTTTCAAAATGGATGAAGCCAAACTTTCAGAATATGAAGCTAAGTGGTTTTCAAGAGTAGAAAACTATTATAAACTTCTGAAATGAAAGAAGGATTATTAGTCCACAAACATTTAATTATAAGAGCCGAAGCAATAAGGCCTCCAATGGATGAAGAAATTTTGTCTAGTTGGTTAAGAGACTTTATTGATACCATTGATATGAAAGTATTGATGGGTCCTTATGTTAAATATCATAATGTACCGGGTAACCGCGGAATCACAGGTGCAGCTATCATAGAAACTTCTCATATAGTAATGCATGTTTGGGATGAACCACACCCTGCTTTAATGCAATTTGATGTTTATTCTTGTGGTGAATTTGATCCTGAAAAGATTTGTAAAAAAATAAAAGACGATTACGATATAACTAAAATAGAATATAAGTTTTTAAATAGAGAAACAGGTCTAGTAGATATTTCAGGTGGTCTCTTGAAATACCATAAATAAATAATATATAATAGTCACGGCGCACAATAATGTGGCCTATTAAACTTGCTTAACATAAGGAGGATAATATGACAGCATTAGATTTAATTAATAAGTTCAATAAAGACGTTTGGAATCATTCAGACAAAATGTTTGGTGATGCATTTGATTCTATCTTTGATAGTTGGTCAAAAGTACAATCGTTTCCATTCTACAATGTAGTAAAATACGGAAAAGGTGAATACGGTCTTGAGTTGGGTTTAGCAGGATTCAATAAAAAGAATGTTAAAGTTCAATACAAAGAAGGTGTATTAACTATTTCTGGTCAAATAGAAGACAAAGAAAAAGACTATATTGAAAAAGGTTTAGCAACTAGAAAATTCTTTAAACAATTTTCTTTACATCAAGATGTAGTTGTTAATGAAGCTGAAATGGAAGATGGCGTTTTAACTGTGAAGTTAGGCGTTAATGAACCTGAAGAAATAAAACCTTTAGATATAAAAATTAAGTAAGCCACTTTTTGGTTTGCTCACCAAGAGTTTCTGCGCTGAGTTTCATTTTTTTACTTAGCGCAGAGACTATAAATTCATCAATCGTACCTTCTGCAATCAAATCAATGTAAGTTACATTTTTCTTTTGTCCGATTCGATGTGCTCTATCTTCTGATTGTTCTCTAACTTCAAGGTTGTACGAGTTACTGAAATAAACCACATAAGAGGCAGCTGTAAGAGTAAGACCATAACCACCAGTGGAAGGATTACCAACAAAAAAACGACAGCTACTATCATCCTGGAACCTTCGGACAGCTTCCTGCCTATCTTCTGTTGAAACTTCTCCAAAAATAGAAACCACAGAGTTAGCACCGTAGACCTCCTTAAGTTTATTGATTATCGTTTTTATGTTTTGTACATAATTAGCCCATATTATAAACTTACCATCAGCCTCTTCCAATATACTTAGTAATTCTTTTAACTTAGGACAATCTTCAAATACATTTATTTCACCTTCATCTGACTTAACAAATCCATTTGCGACCTGGTGTAATCTTAAAATTTCTGTAAGTTTATTTGCAAAGCTTACTTCCTGACTATTTACAATAGCATAAGCTTGTTTTTTTAAGCGTTCATAAATTTCTATTTGTTTTGAACTTAAAATAATTTTTCTAGTTGTATAAAGTTTTTCAGGTAAGTCTAAACAATCTTGTTTTTTAACCCGATAAGAAAATAATTTTAATTTTTCAGTAAGCTCATCTAAATTTGTATAGTATTTAGGAAATAAAACTTGTCTGCCACCCATTTCAACTTGTTGCATCACTGCATATCTAGCTCTAAAAGTATAATACGAATCAAAACCTAAAAGGTCTGGACTTAAAAATTCACATTGTGTATATAGATCCAATGGAGATTTTGTTATTGGGGAGCCTGTTAGGATTCTTTTGTACGCTACTAGTTTACCTAGTTTACAGATGTTTCGTGTTCTTTTTGCTGATTTGTTTTTTATTGTGGTGGATTCATCTAGAATCCAAATCATCTGACGACCATACTTATTAATATATTTAGATATTACATCTACTCCACTTTTATGACTCAATGCTTCAACATTAATTAAAAACCAGTTAAGTTTACCTTTACCATAAATAGTTTTATCTTTATGAACTACAATAGTTGATTCGTTTGTAGAATGTGTTTCTATTTCTTTAATCCAATTACGATATACAGAGTTAGGTGCTACAACCAATGCGTGTGTTATTGCTTTTGTTGAAAATAAATAATTAGCATTATCAATAGCAACTTTAGTTTTACCTGTACCCATTTCCATAAAATAGGCATAGGCACCATATTGTGCTCCTTTTGTTAATGCTGTGCGCTGATGTTCAAAAGGTTTTGTTTTATATTCAAATTTTTTCATGCTTCGTCATTCAAAACAATTTAATGTTTTTTTATAGATAATATAAATTTTTTCTTGACATTGTCAATTAATAAAATTAGATGGGATTTAAGGAGGTCGTTATGGACTTAGAACAACTGTCGAAAGAAATAACTATCGACACAAGCGTATCTCAGGATATCGCTGAACTCTGTAATAAGTTATTGGACGTCCAGAAAGAAGTAACAACGCTTGAAGATAAACTAAAAAAGAAAAAAGAAGAAGAGCTAAAACTTTCTGAACAGGACATTCCAAACTTAATGCAGAAAGCTGGTGTAGCAGCACTCAAACTTACTGATGGTTCATCTGTAGAGATAAAACCATATTACGGTGCGAGAATTCCTACATCCAGAACTGACGAAGCTTTTGATTGGCTCCGAGAAAATAATTACGGAGATCTAATTAAAAATAACGTCACATTAACCTTTGGTCGTAATGAAGACAATGTTGCAAAAACATTAGTTGACGAATTAAGACAAAAAGGGCATAATGTTAAACAAGCCGAAAAGGTAGAACCAATGACCCTCAAGGCGTTCGTAAGAGAACAAATTGAAAAAGGGAAAAATGTTCCTGCCGATTTATTCGGTGTTTACGTAGCAACACGAACAAAGATCACAACGAAGGAGTGACAATGCAACAAGCAAAAGAAGCTGCAAAGGATGTAGCAGTAAAAAAAGAAGCATCCCTTCCAACTAATTTTAATTTGGAAGAAATGGCAGGACAAGGACAAGAGTTCGTAACTGCAAGGGATACAAAACTCCCTATCTTAAAAATCCTTTACGCAAATTCACCAGTACTTGACGAATCAGATGGCAAGTATATTGAGTCTGCTAAACAAGGTGACATTTACAATGAAACATCTGGAAACCTTTACAAAGGTAAAGACGGATTAATTGTTGTACCATGTTTATATATAAACACTTTCAATGAGTGGAAAGACAGAGGTGACAGCCCAGGGAGACCTGTAGGAATACACACTGATCCATCCATTATGTCTCAAACAAGTAGAGGCGATGATGGTAAAGACAGATTAGAAAATGGTAACTATGTAGAAGATACAGGAAATCATTTTGTATATGTTTTGGATAAAGATTATAATCCTGTAGAAACTGCGTTGATCTCTATGAAATCTACTCAGAAGAAAAAGTCTAAAACTTGGAATTCAATGATTGCAAGTAGAAGACTACAAGGTAAAAAAGGTTTCTTTACTCCGCCGTCTTGGGCAACTGCCTACAGATTAAAGACGACTAAAGAATCAAACTCACAAAACTCTTGGTACGGTTGGGTTGTCGAATTCGATAGATATCTAGATGATCCAAAATTGTCGAGTACATTAGAATCGACAAGAGCGTTTTATGAGACCGCAAAGAAAAGCGACATCTTTGGTAAGGTTGATTTTGGTAAAGAGGAGTCTGCTTTAAATGCGAAGCAGATTAAAAATGATAGTACTCCATTCTAATGCAAAAAGAGTTACTTCAATTATTTGAGGGTGACTCTTCCCAGTTCATCGAAGTCTCTCTTACGGGAGAGACCGATGAAAGGGGTAAGCGTAAAGCTTCATACCTCACGATCCACGAACCAGTTACAGAAGAACTGTGGGAGAAACACATTAAAGGTGAAACTTTAATTGGTGTTAGACCTGAGAACGGTGATAAATTAAAATGGTCTGTTATAGATATTGATCCAGCTAACTATAAAGATTATTCACAAAAAAAATACGTAGATATTATTAGAGATTTTGAATTACCATTAATACCTGTAAAATCTAAATCAGGTGGTTTACATTTATTTATATTTTTTACTGATTGGGCTGATAAAGACAAAGTTAAAAATAAATTATTAGAAATTAATAAAGAATACTTTTTATCAAAAGAAGTATTTCCAATGAACAAAGCTGTAGGTATGCCATATCATAAAGCAGATGCAGCAGTTGAATATGCATTCGATGATAACAATACACCTTTAATGTTAGGTGGTTTTATTGAATTAGCTAAAGCAAAAGCAATTAATCCTGAATATTTTTATAAATACAAAGTAACTGAATATAATGCAGAAACAGATTGGAGAGAGTATCCACCTTGTGTGCAAAAAGTAATTCAAGAAGGTTGGACAGGTGAAAGAAACAATATGTTATTTAATATTTGTGTTACTGAAATGAAAAAGGCAGAAGGTAATCTTTCAGTTAAACAATTAAAAGATATAGCTTGGGAAAGACAAAAGGTTATTTATGCTAATCACCCTAAAGGTCCTTTAAGAAGATCTGAAAGCGATGCTACTGCTCAATCAGTACACAACAAAGGATATGAATACTTCTGTCCTCCTAAACACGGATTTGTTGCATCTATATGTGATAAAGAAACTTGTAAACTTAGAAAACTTGGCATTGGTGTGCAAGCACCAGATATTAAAAATGAATTTACAGAATTAACTTATACTGAAGATTCTAAAGGTATTATTTATGAATGTATGTTTAGAGATAGACATATTACTTTTAAACCTGAAGATACTAAAGATGAGAAGTCTTGGCGTGTATGTTTAGCTAAATATAGAATTTTTTGGTTAACATTACCTAGACCTAAAAAGGGGCCAAGTCCATTTGAGCTGCTAATGAAACATTTATTAGAAACAGCAGAAGAAAATAAATCTCTTAAATACGAAGATACAGTTGAAGAGGAAAAATATAATACACTTAAAAGATTTTTTGAAAGTACAATTGAACAAGATGACTATACAAAACTTAAAGATGGTTATACAGTATTAGATAGTAAAACTAATATTTGTTATTTTAAACGTAATACATTGGCTGACTTCTTAGATAAAAGAAAGACTCCATTTAAAACTGTTAATCAGGCTATAAGATTACTAGGTTGTAAAAAACACGATTTCTTTGAAGGTGAAAGAAACATATGGTACGTTGAAATGCCTGAGTTTGTTAATCACCAAAAAATAAAACCTAAGAACAATACACAGGAACAACTAAGCGAAATGGATGATGACTACCACAAAAAATTTAGGACTCCAGAAACAGAAACAAATACATCTCAAAACGATTAAGATATTTGGACCACCTGGAACTGGAAAAACTTGGACATTAATTGAGAGAGTAGTAAAAAGATATCTTAAAAATGGAACTGATCCTGATAAGATTGCATTTATATCATTTACAAATAAAGCAGTAGATACAGCAAAGACAAGAGCTTTAGATGCTTTTCCACATTTAGATTCAAAGTCTTTTAGTAGATTTAGAACATTACATTCCTATTGTCGTAGATATTTTGAAGAAGAAATATTTGATCCTAAAGATTGTATGATTGATTATGCATTACAAAACAATTTTGTTAAACGATCTGACAACAGATTATCTCAAGATAACTTTACTTACAGTGATTGGTCTATTGGTATCTATGATAAAGCAAGAAATTTATTAGAGGATCCTATATTAGTTTATAAAAGAGAATCACAAAAGAAAGATAGTTTAGATGTATTTACTAGAAAGATAAGTACTTATGAACATTATAAAACTGCAGGTGGTGAAAGATCCTTTTTAGATTTTACAGATATGGTTGAACGAGCGCTACACGAGGTAGACTTTCCATCATTAGATTTATTAATACTTGATGAAGCTCAAGACTTTACACCTTTGCAATGGTCTTTAATTTATAAAATGGCTGATAAGGTTAAAAGAATATATTTAGCTGGAGATGATGACCAAGCTATCTATCAATGGAACGGTGCAGATACTAGATATTTTACTAAATACTTTCCAGGACGTAAGGTTGTTTTAAGAAAGACTAGAAGATTTGGTACAGCTATACATCAGTTTTCTCAAGTGGTTAGGAAAGGAATTATAGATAGTGTTGATAAAGAATTTGAACCATTAGTTAAAGATGGAACTGTTAAAAGATATTTAAGTTTTAAAGAAATACCTTTTGAAAAAGATGATGGTAAATGGTTTATGTTAGGACGAATACATACAACCGTTAATGAATTAAAAGCTTTAGCCAAAGATGCAGGTATTTATTTTTCTGATAATCACGGAAGAAAATCATTTGATCAGGATCAATGGTTAGCTATTAAAGCCTGGACAGCCATATCTAATGGTAGAGAGATTATGAAAAAAGAAGCTGAGTCTATGTACAAATACATAAGAGAAGTAAGTGATCCTGATTATAGAACTCCTAAGTTTTGGAGTAATGAACCAGATTATAAAAGATATAACTTTCAAACATTAAAAGAATGGTGTGGTTTAGATTTACCTGATGAAGCACAAAAGAAACAATGGTGGTGGATTCTTAGACGTAACTTTAAACCAAGACAAGTCATTTATTTTTTAAGATTATTAAAACGATACAAACAATCTAAATTAGATGAGGCACCTAATGTAATTATTGATACCATACATTCTGTAAAAGGTGATGAAGCTAATCACGTATTATTATATTCAAAAGCAAATTGGCCTTCTAGTTTTAGACATAAAGATAAAGAAGAAAAATCAAATGAAAAGAAAGTTTGGTATACAGGAGTAACTCGTGCAAGAGACTCTTTACATTTATTGAGCACAGATTATAAGTATCATTATCCAATAGGAGAAGATTATTTAGTTTATGTACGAGGAGAAAAATGAATCATTTAGATCTATTTAGTGGTATTGGTGGGTTTAGTTTAGCATTAGAAAAAGTAGGATTTAAAACTGTAGCTTTTTGCGAAAAGGAACCTTATTGTAAATTGTTGCTGCAAAAGCATTGGAAAGGAGTTAAGATATACGATGACATTAAAAAGTGTAAAGGGAAAGAAATTAAAGAAACATTCGGAGAAATTGATATACTCACAGGTGGGTTTCCCTGTCAGCCGTACAGTGTTGCAGGAAAACAAAAAGGAACCAATGACGATAGATATCTCTGGCCAGAAATGTTTAGAGTCATTAAAGAAGTCCAACCCACCTTCATTATTGCAGAAAATGTCCGAGGTATTATTAACATCCAAGACGGCATGGTTTTCGAAACAGTGTGCTCTGACTTGGAAAGTGAAGGCTTCGAAATCCAACCGTTTATTATTCCTGCTGCAGGCGTCAACGCTCCACACAAAAGAGAGCGAGTCTACATTGTGGGCTACTCCGAACACAATGGATCACTTACCTCCAAGATCAAAGGAAGGAACAATAAAATTGATGCAGGGACAAAGGAAGGGACGAACACGACCCTCGAACTTGCGAGAACAAGTAGACGAACAGACAATGAGATTATGGAGAACACCAGACGCACATTGCGACAGGGGACCGAGTTCAGCAAAGAGAATGAAAATGAAATTGCAAAAGAAAATGCCGATAAGTCTGAACGATCAAGTTGCTCACGAACAGATGATGTGGCCAACTCCAACACGAGGGATGTACAAACAGGACGTCAACGACAACGGGAGATACGCGAGAACAATACAAAAGAGAGGCAATCAAATAATGTTACCAGCAGCAGTGAAGTTATGGCCAACACCAAGAGCGAACAAAGTTATACCAAATATAACGGAGAAGAATCGAGAGAAGTTGGCGAACAGGAACAAAGCGAATCTAGAGGAAGTCGTAGCTGGACATTGCGGGAAGCAAGTTGGCTCTCTGAACCCGATGTGGGTAGAGTGGTTAATGGGGTACCCGGCAGGACACACAGACTTAAAGGATTGGGAAATGCTATCGTCCCGAAAATCGCGGAAGAAATAGGAAGAGCTATATGGACAGTACTAAACCAGCGTTAAGAATATTATCATTAGGAGCAGGCGTACAAAGCTCTACTATGGCCTTGATGGCAGATCAGGGAGCCTTTGGAGATAAACCTGATGCAGCTGTATTTGCAGACACAGGTTGGGAACCTAAACCTGTAATAGAACATTTAAACTACCTTAGAACCATTCTAAGTTATCCTGTACACATTGTTAAAAAAGGTAACATCAAAGATGATATACTCACGGCTCTCGGACCCAGTGGTAATCAGTTTGCGAGCGCTCCATTCTATACCCTAAATGAAAATGGTAAGAAAGGTATGGGAAGAAGACAATGTACGAGAGAATATAAGATAACTCCTATAGCTAAAAAAATTAGAGAGATTATGGGTTTAGTACCAAGACAAAGATTCCCTAAAGATAAATTTGTAGAAGTATGGGTAGGTATATCTATGGATGAGATTATGCGTATGAAGCCTTCTAGATTTTGGTGGCAAAAAAATAGATGGCCTTTAATAGAAAAGAAAATGTCACGAACTGATTGTTTAAAATGGTATGAAGGTAAAGGATTTAAAATACCAGTTAAATCAGCTTGTATTGGTTGTCCTTTTCACGATGATGCTTTTTGGTTAGATATGAAAAACAATAGACCTGATGAATTTAAAGAAGCAGTGCAATTTGATAAAGATATGCGCAAACATAATCCTAAAGTTAAAAACTTTGTACACAGACAATGTGTACCCTTAGATCAAGTTAAGTTTAAAGAAAAAGAAAAAATTGATTTATTCAATCAAGAGTGCGAGGGCATGTGTGGCCTCTAATTGAAGCAATATGTGATGTTGGATCAGGACTTTTATTAGCAATTGGTATTCAATTAGTTATATTTCCTTTTTTTGATTTGCATCCAACTATTTTAGATAGTATACACATAGCTATAATATTTACTGGCATATCTTTGATTCGTTCTTGGTTATGGCGGTTATTTTTTAGGAGATATCATGACAGATAAAAAATTGTTTGAAGAAGCATTTCCACAAAGTAAACAAGTAGGTGGAGATCATTATAAATCGTTTTACATACAGCCGTATGAATTTATATCTAAAAATAATCTTAGCTTCTTTCAGGGGAATGTTGTGAAGTACGTTTGTAGGTACTTGAATAAAAACGGTGTTGAAGATCTACAAAAAATAATTCATTACTGTCAATTAGAAATTAAAAAATTAAAAGATGAGAAATAAAATATTAAAATTTACAAATAAAATAACGGCTTGGCATCATAAAATGTTCACTTATGTTGCTAATAAATCTAAAACTAGTTTATGGTTTACATTTTTATTATTGTTTTTAGCTATATACGAAATTTTTGAACACTTTGTTATTCCTATACTTCTAGCCTGGTGGGCACTTAAATGAAATCTGCTATTGGAATCAATTGGAATTTAAAGTACCGAAAACAAATTAAAACTTTGCAAGAGAAAATAGATAAGTTATATAGAGAGAATCAACGAATGAAGAAAAGATTAGAAAAACACGAAGGATCACGAGCAATGGTACATTACTATAATAAACAATCAGCATGACAGGATTACAGTTTACATTTAACTTTAAAAAACATATTTGGGCATGTCCATCAGAATACAAAGATTTAAGTAAGTATGATGAGATCGCTATAGATTTAGAAACTAGAGACGAAGGTATTAACAATAAACTTGGTGCAGGTTGGGCAACTGGTAATGGTTATGTTATTGGTTTTGCAGTAGCTGTAGAGGGTTGGCAGGGTTATTATCCTTTCAAACATCAGGGTGGAGGTAATATGATACCTGACCAGGTATTAAAATATATGAAAGATGTATGTGCCTTACCTTCAAGAAAAATATTTCATAATGCTCAGTACGATGTTGGTTGGTTACAGCATATGGGTATCAAAGTTAATGGTGAAATAGTTGATACGATGATTGCAGCTGGTGTGATTAATGAAAACAGATGGTCATATAGTTTAAATGCATTAGCTAAAGATTACTTAGGAGAATTAAAATCAGAAAACGATTTAAATGAAGCTGCTAAAGATCACGGAATAGATCCTAAAGCAGAGATGTGGCGTTTACCTGCAGAGCATGTTGGTTTTTACGCGGAACAAGATGCACGGCTCACGTACCTTTTATGGCAAAGATTCAAGCCTGAATTACAGAATCAAAGTTTAACTACAGTATGGGAATTAGAAAATAAGTTGTTACCAATTCTAATACAAATGAGAATGAAAGGTGTTAGAGTAGATGTAGAAAGAGCTAATCAATTAAAATTGGAATTCCAAAATCAAGAAAAAGAATATTTACAAAAAATAAAACAACTAGTAGGAAAAGACATAGACATATGGGCAGCACGACAAATCGGAGAAGCCTACGATAGACTCGGTCTAGACTATCCACGTACCGAAAAAACTCAAGAACCATCTTTTACAGCTAATTGGTTGGCAAATTCTAAACACGACATATCTAAATTTATAGCACAAGCTAGAGAGATCAACAAGTTTCACGGTACATTTTTAGATTCAATACTAAGATATGAACACAATGGGAGGATACATGGTGAGATCAATCAACTACGTTCTGATAGCGGTGGAACTGTCTCTGGTCGTTTGTCTATGGCTAATCCTAATTTACAGCAGCTTCCTGCTCGTAACAAAGACTTCGGCCCTAAAATCCGAGGACTCTTTTTACCTGAGCAAGGATGTAGGTGGGGGTCATTTGACTACAGTCAACAAGAACCACGAATGGTAGTTCATTACGCAGCTTCTATTGGTGAAGGATACGAAGGATCTAATGAGCTGGTAGAAGCGTATGCGAATTCAGAAACAGACTTCCATCAAACAGTAGCAGATCTAGCAGGTATAGAGAGAAAGCAAGCAAAAACAATTGGGTTAGGATTAATGTACGGGATGGGAAAGAATAAATTAGCAAACAGCCTTGGCCTATCAACAGAAGAAGCATCAGCGTTAATTGCAAAATATAATAGAAAAGTTCCATTTGTAAAACTATTATCAGATAGATGTATGCAAAAAGCAAGTGATGAAGGAGTTATAAGAACAAAAAAAGGTAGAAAATGTAGGTTTGATATGTGGGAACCTAAAGACTTTGGTATTCATAGCCCAGAAACCTTTGAAAATGCTTGTTCTAAATATGGTAGAAATAACATTAAAAGAGCATTTACATACAAAGCATTAAATAGATTAATACAAGGATCCGCAGCAGATCAAACAAAACAGGCAATTGTAAGTTGTTATGAAGCAGGACATTTACCAAAATTACAGATACACGATGAATTATGTTTTGACATTAAGAATGACGATGAAGTAAAATTAATAAAAGAAACGATGGAAACTTGTATGGATTTTAAAGTACCAAGTAAAGTAGACGTAGCATTGGGAGATGACTTTGGACAAGCTTCATAAAAATATTGTAGAAGGTACCGGGACAGTAATCTGGCCTTTGTATATGTTATTTAAAAATAAACTTAAATTGGTTAAGTTTGATGATGTTGTATTAAGACACGGCACACACGCAGAATTTAAACAAACAGTTAGACATGATGTGAGTAGAAATGGTTTGTTGTGTCCTATGGTCTTAGACAAAGATAATGTTTTAAGAAATGGTAATCATAGATTTAAAGTTTTAAGAAAACACGGAGATGCTAGTCTTTTTTATGTAGCTAAAGATGATGCTGAAGTTAATTTTTTTTCAAGAATGAATGTTAAAGTTTGGGAAATGCATCCAAATGTAAATGATTTAAGTTTTTGTTTTGAAGGTAAAATGAAAAAGTATACTGAGAAATGTCTTCACCTATTTACAGATGCAAGAAATGTAACTCCATAGCACACGTAGTTGAGAATAATTTAGATTATTATTGCGCACCCTGTGTTATAAAACGTGACAGAATACCTGTAACGCTTTCGCGAAATAAAAAGAAAAAAAATAAAGCTAGTTAAACTAACCAGCTATGTCGTATAAACCAAGCTTTGCATCTTCAACGCTTTGGTCATTGATCTTAGTTTTAAGATCTTTTATTTTAATATCAATCCACTTCATATCAGTTGTTACTCTACCTTGTTCCAACGCCTGTTGTGCCCACTTGGACTCCAACTGAAGTTTCTCCGATATCAACTTTTGTAGTGCCATTTCCTAGCTCCTCATAAGTTACGAAGACAAGTCTAGGTGTATATAAATTTTCTTCTTGCACCGAAAACTTACCTTCGTTTAGGTTTTTAATGAAGCCGTTTTGTGCCTCTTCATCATTAGCTGCGTTTACGGTACTACGAATTAATAACCTTGCAGCTCTTGCCGAGAACAAATATTGCTTCATAAGATAATCTTATCAACTTATAAGTGTAAAATCAAGTGTTTTTAGAATCCTTGTCAACAACACAAGCCAGATTTAATTCTATAATTTGTACACCTTTTAAGGTCAAATTATCCGCTATTTCATTAGTTTTTTTGACACGTGTGTCTTCACAAGCTTCTTTTGTGTAATAAATTATTGGATCTTCTGCGAAACTAAAACAATTAGTTGCACCAGAAAAGGGGTTAAAAACACATAAAAAACCAATTAATACAAATTCAGCCATACAACATCATAACACAAAATTTATGCTTGACACTCATATACCTATTCCTATATTGATGGGACAAGGAGAAAAACAATGAACTTAAAAAGTAAATCAAAAGTATTTAAAACTTGGATAGAAAAAATTGATTTAGTTTTATCTGAAGCAGATAATTTTGAAACAGCTTCTAACAAGTTAAAATCATTAACACTAAAAGTAAGAGGAGAATACATTCAACCTATGCATACAGATTTAGGTCATGCTATGGCAATGGATGAATTTGAAAACAGATGAATGGATATATAGTTTTATTATTATTTATAATTGGTTTTGCAATTTTATTTCCTAAATTATTTTTAGTAACTATAGGAGCCTTGTTATGGTCGTTAAATTAAAATTTAGTGAACTATCTTGGCAAGATAAACAAATTGCTGCAATCAATCGATTAAGTAAAGCTAAAGGTTGGTCGTTCGGCGATAACAATCCTTACTTCGAAAGAGTTTGGAATGTAATCCATAACAAAAATATAAAAACAAAAAAACAAATGAAAGAGGAGTTAAAAAAATATGGATATAAATAAATTTAAATCTGTAGCAGTAAGAAAAGCTGATTACGATACCTTACAAGGACTTTGTAATCAAAAGTTTAGATCGCCTGCCTCGATGATATCAAAACTTGTAAATCAGTATGTAGAGTACCAGGCACTAAAAAATAAAATGGATATTGTTAATTATAAAAAACATATTCTAAAAATGGATCCTAAATTAATCGTAACCAAGGAAGACAATGTACGAACCGTGGAAGATAGAGTTAAAAAAAATGGCAGAGCAACTTCAGTTAAAAGAAGAATTACTCGAAAAATTAAAAGAAGAAAATGAAATGTTAAAAAAACAAAAAGTTTTTTTACAAAATAAACTAAAGGAGAAAATGTATGACAGAAATAATAAAACAAATAGTTGAAAGTTTAAAGTTGCTGAGACAATCTCAGATGGTGAGCCAACAATCTGTTGAAATCGTTAATAAAAGAATTGATTTATTAGAACAGACAATTAATGATCTAACTAAACACGTTAGGGGGCCAAATTAAAAATGGATCATAGGGATGCAGAGGCTTTGGCTGCGGAGATTGCTTATATGCAAGATGACCCCAGCTTTAGACCTAAGCGAAATAATAATATGAAAGTTAAGGAAAAAATTGTCATAGATGATTACATTAGATACTACATACACGATAAAAAGAATGGTCACGATATTGTTATTTGCTATGGTAATGAAAACAATGTGAAAGATACTAAAACTTTAACTATTCACTGTACTTGGAAAAAGAATAAAAATCCTAGAACTAAACCCTTTACTTCTAGAGAGAAAAAAGATAAATGACTACAATGGATATAAAATACGGTGATCCCTACAAAATTTGTAAGAATTGCAAAGGTAATGGTTACGTTCGAATCGTACCTTACTCTGAAACTCAAACTTGCAAACAGTGTGGGGGAGCAGGTCACTTTGAAAGAAACAAAAAGCACAGAATTAACAAAGGAACACTAAGCACGAAGGAAGTACTATCTATGTTAAAATTATTAGAGGATTTTATTCGTGGCAAAAGAACCATCCATTAATCCTTTTCTAGTATCACTTAAAATACTAGCTAACAAACTTAATCATAAAGAATACAAGGAAGTAACTGGAACTATGTTTCGGTTATACATGAATGATAAGTTAGGATATCGAGATGTATTTGATCCGCAGGTTATGGCAGATATTCAAGCTATGTGGCAGTTTGGTAAAGAAAAAAAAATAAATAAACAAGCCAAAGTATTAAAATTAAAAGTCGTACAGGGTGGAAAAGATGCAAATAAGTAATTATAGTAATGATATGGACATACTTGGACCTTTCTTAAAAAACGAGAAGCATACTGGTGAGGATATACACAAAGTCATAAATAATGTACATCTAGACTATGAAGAAGCAAGACTTAAAAGAAAGGACATTGAATTAACTATTTATTACCGTGACTTACTCAGTTTCCTTGTTAAAAATTATGGGCACTAGTTTCTCAACGATGCTTTTATCTTCTGACGTTGAACCAGAAGAAAAGCTATGGCGAGGCGTTTTAGTGAATGCCTTTGAAGACGCAGCTACGAACTCTCAAGAAAGAAAACCATCTATTTATAAATGTGAAGCTCATAGTTGGATTATGAGTAATGTAACTGATTTTCAACAGGTTTGTTATTATGCAGGCTTTGAACCTGATGTGGTTAAAGAAAGATATAAAATGGCTATAATGAATAAATTAATATGTTTTAGTCCTAAAAATTTTGCGTGGAAAAAATATTCTGAACAGTTTACGAAGTATAGAAATTGCAAGGAACCTGAATCTAAAGCTTATCATAGAAAACATCTTGAACATTTAAGAAATGCAGTAATCTTAGCTACCACTGCGTTTATATCGAATTTAGTTACAAGTATATGATTTTGAAGGTAGATAAGATACCTGATATCTTATTTAATAAACTTAAAAAGATAATAAAAAATAAAACTGTAAAAAATAACAAAAGATTAGCAGGTAACATAAATGAACAATATAGAATTTTAGAGGCCATACCTATATTTGAAAAATATTTACTTAACCTTATTTTTAATAATGAATCTTTAGTAAATGATATGAACCATCGATATGATGTGTTTTCAAAAAATGTTCCAGTAAAATTAATTGATATGTGGGTTAATTATCAGAAAAAACATGAGTTTAATCCTTTACACAATCATACAGGTTGTTTTTCGTTTATAATATTTGTTGATATTCCTTACACAATTGAAGAACAAATTAAATATAGTAAATCAAAAGATATAAGTTGTTTTAGAGCTGGAAATTTAGAATTTTTAACTACAAATAATTTAGGGGATAATAAGACAACTTGTTTTGCAATAGATAAAACTTATAATCAATCAGCTTTTATATTTCCGGCTGTTTTATATCACACTGTATATCCTTTTTATAAGGTTAATAAACCTAGAATTACTGTGTCAGGTAATTTTAAATTTGTTATAGAATAAAAAGGCCAGGTAAAGTCTCCCCGACCTGGCCTTTTCCAACTAACTTAGAAAGGATGATTATGAAACATAATCAAGATGCCCTAGTTAGTTTATTTTGATTGCATAGTCAAGTCATTTGTTCCTCCTAAGTTAAATAAGGGTACTGATATGAAAAACATATAAATTACAGTACAGTGGTGCGACAGTAATGTCAAATTAAAAATAGGTGTTGTATAAAAGACACACGGAACACGGACCCAGATGCTTTACTCCTAGAACTGATGTTAAAAAAGTTAGGTTTTACGTGGTTTCTCCTAGAATTTTGTATATACCCGTTACTTAGAAAAAAAAATCAAAATATTTTTTTTGGAAAATAAGCAAAAAAGCTAGGAGAGCTAGGAGTAATTGCTCTAAACTACTGATTTATAAGGATAAAGTTACTCCTAGATTTACTCCTAGATTTGTTTTTACTCCTAGAAATTCTAGGAGTAAACCTATTTCCTTACGAGAGGGGGGTAGAATTTTTTTATAAATATTTATTTTCCTAAGAGATGGGTATATAGTGTTTGTATGCCAAAGAAACCTAATTCACTTAAGACTACATCAGAGCTGACACCCCAGCAAAGAAAGTTTGTTGATATCTATGTTTCTAATTATGGCGAAATTTCGAAAGTCGAAGCTGCTAAACAAGCAGGTTATACTTCCACAAATAAATACGGTCCCACAGATCAAGCAAGCAGATTATTAAATCCTGATAAGTATCCGCATGTCGTAAGATATTTTGAAAAAAGAATGTCCCAGGAATTAGAACGAGAAGAAAAAGATAAACTTATGTCTTACAAACATTACGCGAGAATGCGTGACAATTCTGAAAAGAAAGGTCAAATGACAGCAGCTATAACTGCACAATATCGTAGAGATCAGATGGCAGGTCATTTTATTGATCGTAAAGAAATCAATTATATTGGTTTAGAAGGTATGAACAGGGAACAATTGGAGAAGCGACTTGAGGAACTTGAAAGTAAAATCGGAGAGGCGAAAAACATTATTGACATCACGCCAACTGCGATTATTGAAAACAAATAATTGGCATAGTTTTATGCAGGTGTTTAACGAAGTGCATAACAGCACAATGACAACTATGGTGGGATCAGTCTATGTTAAAACGAAAGATAACAGTTAATAAGAAAGCTAAAGATTGGAAAGCACGATATCCAATGGTAGAAGTAAAATGGTTGGATATTTGTTCTGATTCAAGTTGGCAAAGTTTAAAACAACTTCAGGAAGCTAAGTTACCAACTTGTGTAACTAAAGGTCATTTGTTAAGTCAAGCAAAAGGTATAACTAGAATTTTTGGAGATTACTCGGAGAAAGAAGATGGAACTATTGAAGAAATTGGTAATACTACTATTATTCCTAATGCCGTCATCATTGGCATCTCAAAAATATGACATCGGAATTATATATATTTTGCCTTCTGGCAGCTATACTTACATTTCTCGTTTGGTAGATGTTCCTTGTGAAACTTGGTGGAGAAATAACTTAGTTATTGTCGAAATGCCTAATCCTAAACCAATGCAAAACCATTACATTCATCTAATAGAAAATAAACCTGTGATAGGTTATATTTGCAATTCTTGACCGATTAAATTATGGCTCAAAACAAAGAATCTAAACTGTGGAATGAACTAAAAAATTTAAATAAAAATTGGCATTTTACTCGCGTAGAATCTAGTACTTTAAATGGAATTCCTGATGTGCATTGTGTCGTAAACAAGCAAGTATTTTGGCTTGAACTCAAAGCGAACGCCAGCAAGAATTTAAATATGTCAAAGTGGCAAATCAATTGGCATATTAAGTATCAGAGAGCAGGTGGTAAAGTATTTATCTTGAATAGACCCCTCTTGGAGAGCCCTTACGAAATCTGGCGCGTGTGCCGTGAATCCCGTTCCCCGGTGCCCGTTTCCCGCTCCATGAACCTTGAAAAACTAGTGAAGGAGGCAGCAGAGCTGGCCATCCCTCCTGGCCCGGGGAAGCAGGATCCCGTGCCCCGTTCCACGTCCCGTAAAGATTAGCTTTTTTGAACTTAAACTCTGGCCGAAGGAGCTGGGATCGCGGCTCAGGAGCTGTTCTCCTACGCCACGTCCCGTTTGAAAAGGCTTGGGTTATATGAAGAACTAGAACTAATGAGCTCTGGCCAGGTAGCAGCTGGTAGCAGGTCATACTGCAAATGTGGTAAAGTTCCGTGAGGCGTGGGTGTTGGTTTATTTCATTTTCCTTTCTCGACCCACGCCCCGCATATCAGGAGTTCTTGGATCGTGGATATTGAACATCGGTCCCAGCACCAGAAGCCAGCAGCAAATGTTCGCTTCTTACCAAATTCTTGTCGAAAATATTTTTGAAAATAATGGTTGACATTTATCCCATTCTATCCCATATTAGAAATGTGCAATGCGTTCTATCTGTTTTGCAAGATGGGTAGATAAAGGAGTCATACGGGAATTAACCAACGCTGACTCAAGCACAGTCGACAGAGGTTAGTGACTAAACTAGTCTAGGGGAGATGGGTACGGGTTGTTTTCCACCCCTCTCCGTGACCTCGTAACAACTAACAAAGGAGAAAAAAATGCATACAATATTATTTGAACTAAGTGTCGTAGCAATTGGGCTAGGCGCTCTTACATTACTAGGAGTCATCCAATGGTAATAAGCAATAAACTACTAAAGCAAATGAATGACTACTATGGTCAAGAGTACATTAAACGTGACCCACTAGAGTCAGAAGAAGCAAAGAACATCGTCTACAGCTGTAAGGAACACGGTAAAGACACATACTTCAGCATCAAGAAGATGGAGAGGAAAAGATCTATGAAGAACTATGTTTACGTTTGGTTTAAGAAAGGAAACGTAGCGGAAAAGATGTGGGTTGTGATCCTGAAGGGAAATCAAAAAGCAGGAGAAGGTCGCTTGGACAATGTACCGAAACATCTAATGCATCTTGAGCTAGGTCAAACTATTAAGTTCAAAACAGACAAGGAAGGTATAACGTGGCAAAGTATTTAGTTCTTGTTTCTGATCAGGTTTCTCGTGAGGTGGTGGTTAACGCCACCTCCGCTAAGGAAGCTTTGGAAAAAGCTGATATGGGTGAGTGGGAGCTCCCGAAGGCTGTAGAAGGATCTGGAGATGTTGTCAAAGAAGAAGTTGTACACCGTCAAGCGGAACACGTTTTAGAGGAGAACTATGACTTATGATTTATTGGTTAACGCTCTTCCTGCTGCCTCCAGCGCTGCTAGCTCCACGATTAGTTCTTCCAGGGTACGCTATTCTCATTCTGATGGCAATCAACTCTTGTACTGCAGGATGAGCCCCGCCGTTCACGCACGTCTTCGTCTTGGATACACATGTGAAACAATGCTGCCTGGCCAGCTGGGACTGGCGTGCTGGCAGCAAGAAGCTCGGTCTCCCACGCACGCACGCCCGTAGGAAGCTCGGTGGTAATATTAAATTGAGCTTCTGGCTGGGACGCCAGCTGCTGACGGCGGCAAAAGTTCGGACAACAGATCTTGAAAAAAAAATAAAAAAAGTTCTTGAATAACTAATGGGATATGATAAGAGTAAGACATTAACAACTAACAAGGAGAAAATAAAATGGGCTTTGACTTATATAGCACAGGCAACCACAAGAACAAAAAAGGCGAATACTTTAGAAACAATGTTTGGCATTGGCGAAGATTAGCCGACTTCGTTTGTGACATAACAGGAGTAATTGAGGAAGAAGATAAGAAGTATTGGCAATCTAATGACGGTCACGAAGTTAGTGGCGAGACTGCTATGCAAATAGCTAAACAGTTAAGAGCATTAATCAAAGACGGCACTGTTTCAAAAGCTATTCACGAGACTGAACAAGACACCAAAGAGGCAGAAGAAAATAATAAGTTCGTTAATATCTGTCATAAAATGTTAGCTGAAAAAGTTGCTAAAGAAACAGGCAAGAAAGGACTAGCACCGAGAGACTATCCCAAAGAAGATCACGACACTTGGGATTGGATACAAAGTAAATACAATTATGCAAGTTCTTATCCTTTCACAATGGAAAATGTTGAGGAGTTCATTGAGTTCTGTGAAAATTCAAATGGTTTCAGAATAAGTTAGTTACTTGAGGCGTGGGCATTGTAGCCCACGCCACGCCACGCCACGCCACGCCTCGCGTGGTTTTAATTTAATTAAACTAGAACCAGCTGCCAGTTCCCAGCACCAGTTCAGTTCGGAAAGGAAAAAATGTTAATAGCAATTTTAATAGTAGTTGTTCTGATTGGAATAACTTTAATGATTAGTGAATAAAAATAATTTAAAAAAGAGTTTGCAATTTTAAAATCTTATCTATATAAGATTAGATGTAATAACAAATAACTTTATGAAAGGAAAAACTGTTATGACAAAAGACAACAAAGTTGCTAAACTTAATTTTAAGAGAGCAACAAAAGACGAAAAAAAAGCATTACTCAATTATGGTATCTTTAATGAAACCATTAAAGAGTATGACAAACAAAATAAGTTAATTAAACCTACTCACATTGAGTTGTTTAAAAGACTTAAAACAAATCTTATTATCTTAAACAATATGGATAATGGATATGAGGGCTTTGCTCAATACATCAGACGAAACCTACAAAGGTTTGATGTTGCAAAGTTTAAAGAGTTAAACCCTAAACTTTATTCTGAGTATTTAGTTCCAATGGAAACTAATGAGATTAAAGTTAAGTTTAATTTGATTGGTGGTGCTAATGCCTAGAGACTTAATTACTCGAATAACTGATATAGTTAGGCAAGAACAACAACAACAACTAACAAATCAAACTAATAACTCTGTTGATAGTTCAACAGGGTTAAACTATCAGTTTATGTATAAACAATTAGAAAGTGCGATTGAGGAAATTATGATTGAATATCCTAATGACCCTATTGTTAATAAACTGAAAGACAAAGTCATTAACAATCTAAGACCTATCCTACAAATAATTGTTAATGACCCTAATAATAATTTCAATCAATAACTAATAAACCCTAGCCGACACTGTCGGCTAGGGTATCACCTACCCTTCAGGGCTACCTGCTCAGCTACCATCTCGATCCCTGCCGATCCATAGAGGTACCAAATCTAGTATAGACATATAAACTTAAACACAACTGGTAGTTTCGCGTACAACTTACTGATGTATCTTAATGACGGGGCTTTAAAGCAAGACGAATACGTGTAGTTGCTAGAAAAATATTATGGGTTATATTAAAAGGGGACCCAATGGAAAAAGATTTATTAACAACCGATCAGTTAAGATTAGCTGTAGAAAAAAAATTAATTGAACACATAAAGTTGTGCCAGGATAATTTTATATATTTTGTGAAAAATGTATGGCCTGACTTCATTTGTCGTTTAGATAGGGATCCTAAAAAGTGGGGCCACCATCAACATATTGCATCAGAATTTACAAAAATTTCTAAATTAAAAAAAGGGAGGCTCATTATCAATATGCCTCCACGACATACTAAATCAGAATTTGCTTCTTATTTATTTCCTGCTTGGATGATAGGGAAGTTTCCTCATTTAAAAATTATGCAAGTTTCACACAACGCAGAACTATCATCTAGATTTGGTTCTAAGGTTCGTAATCTAATGGAACAGAAAGAGTATAAACAAATCTTTGGAGATGTTAAACTGAGAGAAGATAGTAAGGCTAAAGGCCGATGGGAGACCAATCATGGTGGGGAATACTATGCAGCGGGGGTTGGCGGTTCTATCACAGGACGAGGGGCGGACTTACTTATTATTGATGATCCACATACTGAACAAGATGCTTTATCTGAATCAGCTATGGAACGTGCATATGATTGGTATGTGTCAGGACCGAGACAGCGTTTACAACCGGGAGGATCAATCGTTATTGTTATGACACGATGGGCAGAAGATGATCTAACAGGTAGACTTATCAAGGCTCAAAAAGAAATCAAAGCTGACAAATGGAATTTAATTTCATTTCCTGCAATCTTACCATCAGGTAAACCTGTATGGCCTGAGTATTGGGAACTAGAAGAATTAGAAAAAGTAAAAGCATCGTTACCTATTAGAAACTGGTCTGCACAATATATGCAAGAACCAACTTCAGAAGAAGGTGCAATCTTAAAAAGAGAATGGTGGATACCTTGGGAGAAACCAACTATGCCAAAATTAAAACACGTCATTCAATCTTATGATACTGCGTTCAGTGCAAAAGAGACTGCAGACTATTCTGCTATTACAACTTGGGGTGTCTTCTTTCCAAAAGAAGATGGTAAGCCTGCATTAATATTATTAGATGCGTTAAGAGGTAAATATGATTTTCCAGAACTAAAAGCTATTGCAATGGAACAATTTAAATATTGGGAACCTGAATCAGTAATCATTGAGGCTAAAGCATCTGGAGAACCACTAATGCAAGAGTTTAGAAGAATGGGAATACCTGTAATTCCTTTTGTTCCTTCACGTGGAAAAGATAAACATTCAAGGGTCAACGCCTGCGCACCAGTCTTCGAAAGTGGTGGTATTTTCTATCCAAAAGACGAGAAATTTGCAGAGGAAGTTATTGAGGAATGTGCAGCCTTTCCACACGGTGCTCACGATGACTATGTCGACAGCACCACACAAGCTGTGCTAAGATACCGACAAGGAAACTTCATAGATTTGATAGATGACTATGAAGAAGAATTATATAAGGTTCCAAAGGAGTATAGATATTATGGCTGACAAAAGTAAATTAAAAGGTTTAAGTGACAAATATAAATCATTAGGATCATTTCCTACAACAACAGTGAATAAAAATTCACCTGTAAAATTTAGCTCGGCATTAAAAGATATGCCAAGACCAGCACCAACAACTGTTTCAAAAGTTGCTAGCAGTATTTTTAAAAAATCACCTATTGGTAGAATTGTAGATACAGCAGTAAAAGTAGGTGCAGGTGCAGGCGCAGGTTACGAGTATGCTAAATCAAAATTAAAAAACGAAGACAAGAAAAGCGAAGACGTCAAAGTAGATAAAAAAGCTACAGGTGGAATGGCTGACTACATTAAGGATTTACTATGAGTAAAAGAGATAAAATTAAAAAAGCTATTCCTATGGGAGCAGCTTTATTAGCATCTAACTATGTTGGTAAAAGAGCAGGTGAAGCGGATGCTACTTTAAACGCAGCGAAGAGAATCACAGGTATAGGTGAATTTGAAAAACCTCCTGCATTTGGATTTTCTATTAGTCCTGAAAGCAGAGTTAAATCAATGTTGAATTTATCTTGTGGCGGAATGGGCAAAGCAGTAAGGGGCGGAAAATTTATCGGAGTTAAGTAATGTCCGATAAAATGTCCGATAAAAAGCCTAAATTCAAAATAGGACCTAATATAAATATTTCTAAAGGTTCTTTTAATCCTGATCCTAAAGTTAAAGTCGAAACAGAAAATAGATATTATGGTGTTAAAGGTGAATATAACATCATTGATACTGATACAACTAATTTAAAAATTACTGGAAGCGTAGGCAAAGGTTCAGGTAGAGCTGATGTTGAACATCCTTTTGGTAAAGATACTTTTAAAGGACAAGGATCTTTCGATAAACAATTTGGAATTAAATTTACAAAAAAGTTTTCCAAAGGCGGTTCAGTTAAAGATTACATAAAGGATTTATTATAATGGCTGAATCATCTTTACAAAAATTATATAATAATAAAGGTGACACAGAACCAACATCTTCTGTTCCATCAGATTTTGAATACAAAGAAAAATATGAACCTTCTGCAACGCAAGGAATCGTAGGACTCGCTTTAGCTGGTGCCGGAGCCGTGGCTCTTAGAAACCCGATTGCTAGAGCCATTAACAAAACAATCAAACTTAAACCACCCAAGCTCCCCGAACCAACGCCCAGTAAAGAAGTTGTTGATGAAGTCTCAGGGATTTTAGCGATTGCTCCAAACAGAACAGAACGAGCTCAACAGTTAGTTAAGCAATCAGCAAAACAAGCTGAAGCAATGGCTATTATGGAAAGATCTAAAGAACTTAAAAAAATGGCTTATCATAATCCACTATCGTTTGGTGGAACTAAGAAAGACGGTATAGGTTCTTCGTTATGGGATTTTATTGCACGACACCCTATCGATACTGCAAGAAAACCTAAAGATTGGATTAGAGATTTTCAATCAAAAGGAATAGGTAATTTTAAAACAGGTAATCCTGATTTTAAAATGATTGATCAAGGTATTAAACGAGATGAGTTATGGGACTCTAACTTATTGCAATTAGACAAAGATGGTCGAGTCGTAGGTGGCTTTTTAAAATATGCTGATGAGAAGAATCTTCCATTAACTAAAATGGATTTATTATATATTGTAAACAAAGCTCCTGTTAATAAACTTGTTACAAAACGCTTCTCAACTAATCCTAAACTCGCTGATGAAGTTCAAGATATGAGTAGTAAGATCACAAATGCATCTTACAATTTAGAATCTAAATTATTAAGTCTACAAGCTAACTATGCTGGAGATGTAGCTAAACAAGAAAAGATTAAAGAAGCAATTACTTTTGTTAGAAATTTAAATAACAAAGAACAAATGAATGTTGTAAGAGGCACTGAAGAATCTTTACGACAAGGTATACATACTTCTTTTAATGAAGGCTTATTTAAAAGTCAGCTTAATCGATTAGGTCAAATTGATAAAGAGTTAAGAGACCTAGGTGTTGAGGTACCTGCTTCTTTTGCTGAAGAATTAGTAACTATACAAAACGCTAATCAAAATTTAATGAGAAGAGCAAGTTTATTTTCACAAGAAAATAAACTACCTAGATATGGTAGTCACGGAGACTATAGAAAACACGGTGGTTTAAGTTATCACGAAGATGTAGTTTATTATCCAGAAAAATTACCTTTTGGTATGCAATTACCTGAAGGATATCAAAAGCACTATAGTTCTCTACCTAATCAAATTTATCATGTAAGATATCAATATCGTCAAGGAGCAAATCCTAATCAAAGAATTATTTCAATTGATGAAATACAATCAGACTACCATCAAAAATTACAAAAAGAAAATCCAATAAGGGATAAAGTTGTAAACCCATTTGGAGCAGAGGTTGAGTTTTTTTCATCAAACAGAAAACTAGAGGGTTTATTAGATGAGATGAAACAAATTACAGACAAAGGTCGTAATATGACTAAAGAAGATATAAGAAAATATTATTCTTTAGAAAATGATTTTAATGAATTAAAAAAGAATACATTAAACTTAGCAAGTATTACCGAAAGAGATGTTTCTTTAAAACAAGATGCAATTCCATTCTTACCTTTGTATGGAAAAGAAAACTGGGGAGTGCACGCTATTAAAAATACAATTAAACAAGCAGCTCAAAGAGGAGATGCGGATTGGGTTGTAATAAATCCTGTTGAACAAATACATCATTTAAAAACATATGGTGGAAGAAACAGATTTTTAGGTGACTTAGAATTTTATGGAACAAGCACAGGTAAAGCAGGTTTTAAAAACTATGGAAGAAAACAAAATGTTGTAACGAGAGATCCAGAAGATAGAACCGATACATCAGCAACAAAACTAATTAAAGATTTAACAGATCCTAAAAAAGAAGCTACTATTCCTAATGTGATGAAAAAATTAGCAAGACAATACAATTCAGAGGTTAAAACTATTGAAGTTGCTAAATCAGATGTTAACAAACCTTTTAAAGTTATTGATACTAGAGGAACAGAAAAAGCAAAAGACTTTGGTTTAAAACCTGATGATGTATCAGATCATAGAGCAGCTTTTGCTAGTAGAAAAGATGCAGAGCTTTATTTAGATCAATTAAATCAAAGTAGTAAGTTTTATATTGATATGATTCCTGAAGGAGATCCAAGACTATATTATAAAGCTTTTGGTATAAAAATCACTCCTGAAATGAAAACTAAACCTTTCAAAGCTTACCAAGAAGGCGGTCTAGTCGTAAATATATTTGCATGATATTATAATTCTGTTATAACAAAAAGGAGATATATATCATGGCAAGCAAAAAACTAAAAAAAGCTTTAATTGCAGGTTTAGCAGGAGTAGCAGGAGCTAAAATGCTAGGTGCTGCGAATAAAGCTAAAATGGCTGCGTCTGCAGTTGATACAGGTGATCTTGGTTCTGAAATGGCTAACGACACTGCATTAGCAATGGGTGCTAGAAAAAATATGGAAGCTGGTATCGCGGCTAAAAAAGCTAGAGACGCAAATTCATTTTGGGGAAAAACTAAATCTTTTTTAAAAGATGAAATTTTTACTACCGATCCAAAAACTAAAGTTAGAGATATGTTACCTAAAATGGGACCTAGATCTTCTGAATCTTTTGGTCTAGATCCTTATAGTGCTAAAACAGGTAAAATGATTAAAGCTAATAACGGAACTATGGTTTTAGCTAGAGGCTGTAAGTTAGGAAGAAATAAAAGAACTATCATAACATAACAATGGCTGAAGTAGAAAAACAAAATGAACTTCCTGAAACTGAAGAAGTGGAAGAAGAAGTTGATGTAGAACTTGAAGGTGAAGATGTTCCTGAAGAACAAGAATCACCTGAAGAAGACTTTTACAGAAACTTAGCAGATGAAATGGACGAGAGAACTCTCGGACGAATTTCTCAAGAACTTATTTCAGATTTCAAAAAAGATAAAGTTTCAAGAGGGGATTGGGAACAAGCTTACACTCAAGGTTTAGACTTACTTGGATTCAAGTATGTACAAAATACTAGACCTTTCCAAGGTGCAAGCGGTGTTACCCATCCTCTTTTGTCAGAAGCTGTTACACAATTTCAAGCACAAGCATACAAAGAATTATTACCAAGTGATGGACCTGTAAGAACTCAAGTTATAGGTGCGGATACACAAGAAGTTTCACAACAAGCAGAAAGAGTTAAAGATTTTATGAATTATATGTTGATGGAACAAATGGAAGAATACACACCAGATACAGATCAATTATTATTTTATTTACCATTAGCAGGATCTGCATTTAAAAAAATTTATTATGATGAAATTAAACAAAGAGCAGTTGCTAAATTTGTACCTGCTGAAGATTTAGTTGTTCCATATTATGCAACAGATTTAAAAGATTGCGAAAGAATTACACACATTGTTAAGATGTCAGAGAACGATGTACTTAAACAACAAAAAGCAGGATTCTATAGAGATGTAGAATTATTACCTAAACAACCTGAAAGAAGTCCAATACAAGATAAGTTGAACGAATTAGAAGGTGTTAAACCTGCTGGAGAAAAAGAATATCAATATAATATTTTAGAAATGCATATTGATTTAAACTTAAATGAGTTTGAAGTAGAAAATGCAGAAAAAGAAGTTAAATTACCTTACATCGTATCTATTGATGAAGGTTCAGGAGAAGTTTTATCTATTTATAGAAATTATAATCAAGATGATGACACTTATCAAAGAAAAGAATACTTCGTACATTACAAATTTTTACCTGGTTTAGGCTTTTATGGCTTTGGTTTAATTCATATGATAGGTGGATTATCACGATCTGCTACTCAAGCCTTAAGACAATTGCTTGATGCAGGTACTTTAGCAAACTTACCTGCTGGATTTAAGTCTAGAGGTATCAGAATTAGAGATGATGACCAACCTTTTCAACCTGGAGAGTTCAGAGATGTTGATGCTCCCGGTGGAAATATCAGAGATCAGTTTCAAATTTTACCTTTTAAAGAGCCAAGTGCTACTTTATTCCAACTTTTAGGCTTCGTAGTACAAGCTGGACAAAGATTTGCAGCGATTGCAGACATGCAATTAGGTGAAGATGCTCAAAATAGAGCTGTTGGAACAACAATTGCTCTCTTGGAACGTGGTTCGAGGGTTATGAGTGCTATTCACAAGCGATGTTACTATGCAATGAGACAAGAATTTAGACTTTTAGCAAAAGTTTTTGCTGATTATTTACCTCCTGTGTATCCATATGCAGTTACAAACGCAGATAGATTTGTAAAATTACAAGATTTTGATGATAGAGTTGATGTAATTCCTGTTGCAGACCCAAATATCTTTTCAATGTCACAAAGAGTAACTTTAGCAAACGAAAATTTAAAAATTGCTATCTCAAATCCGCAAATGCACAACTTAAGAGAAGCTTACAGACGAGTTTATGAAGCTTTAGGAACAAAAAATATCGATGCATTACTAAAACCAGAAATAATGCCTCAACCTGAAGATCCTGCAACTGAAAATGCTAAATCATTACAGATGCAAATGTTAAAAGCGTTTCCTGAACAAGATCACGATGCACATATTATGGCTCACAGAGCTTTTATGGCTACAAGAATGGTTCAAATTAATCCAATGGTTTATGCTTTACTACAAGGACACATATCTGATCACATTGCATTAAAAGCGCACGGTGAAATTGGTGATATGGTACAAAATTCACCTGAATTACAAGCACAAGCACAAGCAGATCCTCAAGGATTTCAAGTTTTATTTAATTCTTTGGTAGCTAGAAAAGTTGCAGAGATCACTGCTCAACTTGCTCAAGAAGAAGCAGGTGGTCAAAAAGAAGATCCACTAGTTGCATTGAAACAAAGAGAATTAGATTTAAAAGCTATGGATATGCAAAGAAAGGCTATGGAAACTCAACAAGACATAGAAAGAAAAGCTATGGAGTTTGAAGATCGTATAGACCTTGATAAAATGAAATTAGAATCTGCGGAAGATCAAGCTGCAGAACGAATTAGAATTGCGGAGGAGAAAATGGATATGAACGAAAGAATACAAAGAGAGAGATCTAATGCCGCTAAACGACAAAGGTAAAAAAATTTTAGCTTCAATGGAGAAGCAATACGGTAAGAAAAAAGGTAAAACTGTTTTCTATGCTATGGAAAATTCTGGAAAATTAAAAGGAATTAAACAATTAAGAAGAGGAGGTTCTCCTAGTGAAGTTTCTGGATATGAAGCTGCATTATCTAGTGAACCTGGAATAAGCACATATTCTGACAGACAGACTTCATCAGTTAATTCAAGCGCAGGAGATGGCGGTGGTGGATCACCACAAGTAAATACAGGAGCAAAAACTACAGGTTCAACAGGAACTTCAGGTGGAGGTCCTGGACTATTAAACATAGGTAGAACTATTTTAACTATGAGTGCAAGTAAGTTATTTGAAGCACCAATCGGATTATTAACTGCAGGAGCTAAAACAGTTAAAAATCTCACAACTGATTTAAAAAATAAACCAACTTTAATGTCACAAAAATTTGTAGATACAGGTGATGAAGCTTTTTATAAAAAACCTAACTATACTTTAGGAGCTAATAACAATAGTGGAGATAATAACCCTTCTCTTTGTCCAGATGGAACAACACCTCCTTGTAAAACACCAGTAACACAAATTAAAAATCCTGTATCAACACCTAATCCATTTTTATCTGGTTTTAAAGCTTATGATGATGGTGGAGAAGTTGTGATATCATCTAACGTAGATAAAAGTTTATTATGATAAATAAAAAATTAACAACAACAGTTCCTCCTAAAAAAGGACCTAACTCACAAGTACCACCTGTTAAATTAAGTTGTGGTGGTATGCACAAAAACAACGGAGGTATGGGTTGTGGCTGTGATGATTGTATGAGCCAAGGTGCAAGAGGAACAAAACGTATTCAAGTTAAAGGTTTTAACTTTCAAGGAGTTAGATAATGTTTGCTTGGTTAAGAAGATTGTTTAAACCTAAACCATTCGAGCCTGTAATCTTTGAAAAGAAGCATTGTAATCATCACGAACAATTTAAAAAAGGCTGTGTGGAATGCAGAAGTTTAAATGTCAGTAATTAAATACGTTGGTAGTCAAATTGCTAAAAGAGTTTTAAAGAATAGACCAGATCTTCATAAAAAGTTTGATAAAATTATGAAAGAGGATGTAGATGTAACTATGTCTAATGAATCACAAATATCACAAGCACTAAGAATACTAAGGTCAGGTAAAATAGATAAAAAATCTACTGGTGGTGAGATAATTAAAGGTGGCGATTATATAAAAGATTTGTTATAAATCTTTAATGTTCGATCAACTTTCTAAAAAAGAACAATTAATATTACTTGCAGGTATTTTTGAAGGAGAAGGTTGGTTTGGCTTAAATAGAACTAACCATCCTACTTTTACTCCTACAGCTGTACTAGAAGTGCAAATGTCAGATGAAGACGTTGTACAAAAATTTCAAAGATATTGTAATACAAATAAAAAAATTCACTTTAAACGAAAAAGAAAAGAACACTACAAAGATCAATATCGTTTTACACTTTCAGGTAGCCGTGCTTTACAGCTTATGGAGGAAATGCTACCATATTTAGGTATAAGGAGAAAAGAACAATATTATGCCGTGGTTCAATCTATTGGGAATGGCCCTAAAAACTGGAGCCCACCTGTACTCGAACAAACAAAAGACGAAACAAGCAATGTCTGATGCTGCATTAAGAAATGCAGAAATGCAGGCTCGTGGAGAATTGGAATACAACGGTAAATTATTAGAAGCAAGAGAATCCGACTGGAAGGACGAATTTATTTTATTATTATTGTCAGCTCCTATAGTTTTGTTGGCTTGGGCAGTTTTTTCGGATGATCCAACTGCGATGGACAAAATGAAACTTTTCTTCGAATACTTTTCTCAACTACCATTCTGGTATCAGACAATTTTCGTAGGAGTAATCGCGAGCGTATACGGACTTAAAGCTACTGATTTAATCAAACGTAAGTAGTTGCATTTAAAATCCAAAGTGTTATAAGAACCTATGATTAGAGGAGACAGCTCAGATTATGAATTACTTAATAAATGGACTAAAGGATTTGATTGCCAAGGTTATAAATCTTGTGAGATTGGAGTTCGTGAGGGACTTGGGTCTAAGATTATCATGGATAATGTTATCAATAATTATATTCATGTGGGCGTTGATCCATATGGTAATTTAAAATACCAACATTATGATACTACAGGTGCGTATACCTGTGACTATACTGATGAGATGCGAGATACAATGTTAAACGATTTCTATCAATATAGAAATGCTGGTAAGTTTGTATTATGCAATATGACAGATACTAAATTTATGAATGACTCTGAACATAGATTTTCAGAGTTTGCATTTGTTCATTTTGATGGTCCTCATATGACTAAAGATGTTATAACTGAAGCAGTTTGGTTTGCTAATAGAACTGCACCTATTACAAGATTTGTATTTGATGATTATACTAAATATGAAATGCCTTTAATTGAAACTATATTAAAAAAATATGGTTTTAACTTAGCTGAACAAGGAAAAAATAAAATTTTATTAGAAAAAAATGAATCTTGATTTAGATACGTTACAAAGTATCAAACATTTCATTAATAAAAGAATTACCCAAATCAAAGAGGATTTGGTGTACCATGTAGACACAATCGACAGACTATCGTATTCTAGAGGGAAACTCAGCGCTTTAGAAACGCTGCTTCAGGATCTTAAAGACCTGCAGAGAAACGAGGAGAATGTCGATGACGATAATAACACCTGATTCCACTTTAGTTGGAGTCAATAAAGTAAATAATGGTGTCGCGCCTGATTCAAAAGAATCACCGATACCCACTGATCCAGCAGGGATCGAAAAATATCTTTCAGTAATACCAAAACCAGTTGGTTATAGACTTTTAGTTAGACCTTATGCGGGTCCTAAAAAAACTAAAGGTGGAATTTATCTTACTGATAATGCAAGTGAAACTATTCAAATGACAACCGTTGTAGGTTTAGTCGTTGAGATGGGTGATCTTTGTTATCAAGATAAAGAAAAATTTCCAAAAGGTCCTTGGTGTAAGAAAGGTCAATTTGTAATCTACGGTAGATATGCCGGTTCTAGATTTAAAACAAAATATGGTGAACACCGTATTTTGAACGATGATGAAATCATCGCAACAATAGATAAACCAGAAGATATTCTGCATTTATATTAAGGAGGAAACATCAAATGGCTGATGCACAAGAACAAGCTAAGATAGAACCTGAAGTTGAACTTGATTTAGACGATGTTAAAGAAACAGAAGTTAAAATTGAGGAACAACAAAAGGAAGAATCTAAAGAAGCCAACTTAAATGTTGGTGAAGTAGACTTAGGTTATACAGATCACGACAAGGAGCAACCAAAAGAAGAAGTTGTTGTTGAAGAGATCGAAGAACCTAAACAACAAACACAACCTACAGAAGATCCAGATGATTTAACTAAGATATCTGAATCTGTAAGGAAGAGAATAGACAAACTAACAAGAAAATACAGAGAAGCTGAAAGAAGAGAAAAAGCTGCTTTGGATTTTGCAAAAGGTTTACAGAAAAAGTATGACGATTCTGTAACTAAATATGATTCTGCAGATGAAAAATATCTGAAAGAATTTGACGCTAGAGTTGATTCTCAAAGAGAACAGGTAAAAAGAAAACTCAAAGAAGCTATTGAAAATAATGATGCTGAAAAAATTATGGAAGCTAACGATGAGTTAACTAGATTATCTGTTGAAAAAGAAAAAGCTAGAATTAAGATGGCTGATAGAGAAGCTAGACTTAAACAGCTAGAAGAACAGAAAAATAGCGTTAAAGAAGAGCCAAAATATACTCAACAAGACGTAGTACCAGCCGAGCCTAGTAGAAAAGCTCAGGATTGGGCGTCTAAAAACACTTGGTTTGGTAATGATAAAATCATGACAAACGCAGCAATGACTGTACACGAAGATCTAGTGGGTATGGGAGTTGATGTAGAGAGTGAAGAGTATTATAATGAGATTGATAAACGTATGAAGGAAAATTTCCCTCACCGTTTTCAATCTGAGCAACGAAGACCCGTCCAAAAAGTTGCTAGTGCTGGCAGAAGTCAGCAGGGACGTAGATCTGTGAGACTCACCAAATCACAGGTGGCTATTGCCAAAAAATTAGGGGTGCCACTAGAAGAATACGCTAAATACGTGAAGGAGGTACAATAAGTATGAGCGATAATATAAAAAGAACTTCACGCGCGTCAGAAGAAGTAAAAGAGGTTAGAAATAAACCTTGGACGCCACCATCATCTCTGGATGCACCACCTGCGCCAGACGGTTATGTCCATAGATGGATAAGAACCGAGAGTATGGGTTTTCAGGATACGGCAAACGTATCTAAGAAAATGAGAGAAGGTTGGGAATTTGTGAGAGCCGAAGAGATTAAAAATCAATTAGGTGATCACTCTTATCCAGTCATAGCTCAGGGAACTTACGCAGGTTTGATCGGGGTTGCTGGCCTTGTGTTGGGAAGGATACCTGAAGAAATTGTTAAAAGCCGTGCTGAGTATTTTAGAAAAATTACTCAAGATAGAGTAGACGCGGTGGACAACGATGTCATGAAGGAACAACGACCGGAGATGCCTATTAATATTAGTAGACAATCTCGCGTAACTTTTGGTGGAGGAAACAAATCCTAATGATTTGGTAAAATTCACACCGAAGTAAGTTAATAAAAATATATAGGAGAAAAACAATATGGCTAATACGGCTGAAAAATATGGTCTAAGACCAGTAAGAAAGTTAGATGGCTCTCCATTTATTAACGCACAAAACAGATATAGAATTGCAGCGAACTATGGTACGCCAATTTATCAAGGTGACTTGGTAAAACCTGTAACAGGTGGTGGAATCCAAAGAGCAGTCGCAAATACTTCTGATCTTGTAGTGGGCGTTTTTAACGGAGTATTCTACACAGACCCTACTACTCAGAAGCCGACTTGGAAAAACTATTATCCTGGAACTGTTAATGCTAGTGACATTGTCGCTACTATTATCGATGATCCAGATGTAGTTTACTCAATCGACTCTGATGGAGCGTTTGCAGTAGCAGACATCTTTAAAAACTTCGCAATAACAAACGCTGGCGGTAGCACGTTATCTGGAATTTCACAAGTTCAATTGGACTACAGTGTATCTGGATTAACAACAAGTGGTACTGTCCTTCAAGCAATTGACATTTCTCAAGACACGAGAAGCGACACTGCTGGAAGTGTGAACGTAGATGTATTGGTTAGAATTAATAACCACTTCTATGCTCAAGGCACAGGTATATAGGAATAGGAGAATAAATTATGGCTATATCACGATCACAACTAGTTAAAGAACTAGAGCCAGGATTGAATGCACTATTCGGCCTGGAATACAACAGATACGACAACGAGCATGCAGAGATCTTCATGGCTGAAGCTTCAGACAGAGCGTTTGAAGAAGAAGTTATGTTATCTGGCTTTGGCACAGCAGCAACAAAAGCTGAAGGTGCTATGGTCACATTTGACCAAGCTTCTGAAGTATATACTTCAAGATACACTCATAATACTGTGGCGTTAGCATTTGCTATCACAGAAGAGGCAATTGAAGATAACTTATACGACAGATTAGCGGGCAGATACACAAGAGCTCTTGCTAGATCAATGGCGCAATCTAAACAAATCACAGCAGCAAATGTATTAAACAATGCGTTTAATACAGGCGGAAGCTATAATGGAGGTGACGGTAAAGCACTTTGTACTACTGACCACCCATTAGCAAATGGTGGAACATTCAGAAATGAATTATCTACTGCTTCTGATTTGTCAGAAACTTCGTTAGAACAAGCGTTAATAGACATCGCAGCGTTCGTAGACGAAAGAGGATTAAAAATCGCTACTATGGGTAGAAAATTGATAATTCCAAAAGAATTACAATTTACTGCAGAGCGAATTATGAAATCACCTTTATCTACAACACCAGGTGGTTCTGCAGCGTTTGCGAAAAACGACATCAACGCAATGATGAACATGGGTATGATTCCAGAAGGTTACAGAGTTAACCATTTCTTGACTGATACTGATGCATTCTTCATTATGACTGATGCGCCAAACGGTTTGAAACACTTTGTAAGATCGCCAATTAAAACAGCGATTGAAGGTGACTTCGACACTGGTAACGTAAGATTTAAAGCTAGAGAAAGATACAGCTTCGGTTGGTCTGACCCTAGAGGAATCTTTGGTTCGCCAGGAGCGTAATCAATTTAATATAGGGGCGTAGTATTTACGCCCCTATACTTTACCCTTATAATGGAGATACTATGAGTTTTAAAAGCGATATTCAGGCTACAAGATCACAAGCAGGTAACACAGGTACTGCGGTTATTGAACAACCAATTAGATTAAGAGGAATTATTATTGCTTCAGATGGTGTTGGAGCAGGAGTTTTAGAATTAACTACAACTTCAAATACAGGTGACACACTTTTCATAGGTGATGTACCTAACGGTGATGTAATCAACTTTTCCTTTCCAGAAGACGGAATACTTTTTCCAAAAGGAATTTTTGTTAAAACAAAAACAAATGTCGCTGCTTACACATTGTTAACTGATAAATATTCAGGTCCTGGTTTAACAGTGTAGGTGTCTATGGATTACTATGCTGACTTAGGTATAGAGATCGAGGGTTATGCAAAAGGTGGAATGCCTGCGCGTAATAAAAAAAATTTCAGATCTACAAAATCTGGAGCAGGTATGACGGCAGCAGGGGTCCGTGCATACAGAAGAATGAACCCTGGGTCAAAATTAAAAACAGCTGTAACAGGCAAAGTTAAAAAAGGAAGTAAAGCAGCTAAAAGAAGAAAATCTTTTTGTGCTAGATCAGCAGGGCAAATGAAGATGTTTCCAAAAGCTGCAAGAGATCCTA